AGAAGAAGGGTTGCCCTCGGTGTGGTTACACGCCTTTCCACAAGCGTTGTATGGCATGTGGGTTTGAAAAGGTATCAACGGCTTTGACTGAGGTGAAGCCTGGGACGATGGATGAGATATTCATTGGTGAAGGAAAACGCAAGAAGAAGATGGCTGACAGTGCTGAACACTTGTGGAATCAGTGTGTGACGTATGCACGGATTCACAGCAAGCCAGAGAGCCAGCAGGGTAGGGCATATCACTTATTCAAAAAGATGACTGGGCATGATCCAATCTGGAGGTTTACGTCAGCACCCAATGTTGAAATCCTCAATGCGGTGTACAACAAAATCCAGCACATGAACATCGCCTACAAGAAGGGTTTGAGGAAATGAGTGATTTCATCAGTTTTGCTCGTGCCCATGGGGTAGAGATTGACCATTCAAAGTTGTTTCCATCGGACAGGATCAAACGCTGTGGGACAGTGGATAAGCCTCGTTCTGGCAATGGGGCTTACTTCTGGGATGGACAGCGTGGCTGGGTCATGGATTGGAGTGGTGAGGCAAAGGTGGTTTGGTATGAAGACCCCAATGCCAAGCCATGGACTGAGGAGGAGAAGGCTGCTTTTGTTGCCAGACGATCTGCTCAGATGTCCGAGCAGGAAAAGAAGTATCAGGAAACGGCTCAAAAGGCTGACAGCATCGTCAAACGGGCGAAGTTGGATGTCCACCCCTACCTTGAGATGAAAGGCTTCCCAGACCAGAAAGGATTGGTTTTGGAGGATCGGTTGATCATCCCCATGAGAAACGTGGTGACGAACAAGTTGCAGGGTTTACAGGAGATTTGGTGGAACGCAACTGATCGCAAGTATGAAAAGAAGATGATCTATGGGATGAGGGCAAAGAATGCTGTGTTGTTTATGGGCAACAGAGATGCTGGAGAAATTTGGCTTGTAGAAGGCTTTGCGACTGGATTGAGTTTGAGGCATGCCATGAGGAGTGTGGGGCTGGCTGGGTCAGTGGTGGTGACATTCAGTGCTAGCAACATGATTCAGGTGGCTGACCAGATTCCAGGGAAGAAGTTTGTTTTTGCCGATAACGACGAGAGCATGACTGGGGAGAAGGCGGCGCAACAGACAGGACTGCCTTGGACGATGGCTGATCAGGTGGGATGGGATGCAAATGACCTGCATAAAAACAAAGGGTTGTTTGCTGTGGTGAAAAAAATAATGGACTTGAGGGTGAGGTCATCAATTTACTCTTGACATCCACTAGTAGAGATCAGATACAATACACACATCAACGGACTGGTAACCCGTTGAAGTTCACAACGACGAACAGATAACCCTGCTCAGGCAGGCTTCGTCAAAGCTACGGGATCGGTGGTTGTGCACCCCCTGTATGCGGCCACCAAGCCTAAAGCCTCCTGAGCAGGGTTTTTTGCTTTGTAGCCATTACCCGTCAGGGCGCGTTAGCAAATGCGGCAGAAATCTCCGGCACCCAGAAAAGACAATCCTTCCAGAAAGACCAACTGGGGGGTGTGAGCCTTGGTAAGGGGACTCACACATGAACGGGTGAATGTGACCGGAGCCAGAGCACCCCTTCAGATGAACTGCCCGTCTTGCGCACTTGGTTCCTGATTGCACTCTTTCAGGGATGGAGAGTGAACCCAAAGTCACGGGGTCACCCGGCGTAGCTTTGGAAAAAAATTTCCCCACAACACTAATTTCATGTTACAGTCGATTCATGAAGCAAAGAAAGACTTACACCATTATGGACGAGTTGATGGCAAGCCCGAGTGAGCCTCTTGCGATTCACAAGAGGATGTATCAGTTGGAGTTGATGTGGAAGTCATTGGAGAACATTGAAAAGGGTGAGAACCCGACCCGGTTGGATTGGCAGATGGTCAGTGATGCTGTGAACATGGTGGAGGCTTTGCGTGATCTTGGGGTTGTACAAGACCCAGAGGGTGCGATTGATGATGCTGTGAAGGCTTTAGGTAAAGCTGGGATGAGGTCACTGGATGGGCATCACATTCGGTTGGATGGTCGGGACATCATTTTGATGCGTGGGCTTTTGGAGGATTACTGTGAGGCGATCAATGAATTGCCTGCACGGACGATGATCAGGGCGCACAGGTATGCCGAGGAGAGGATTCAAGGCATCTTGCGTGGGAAGAAAAGATCAAACGATGTGGTGATCAAGAATGACAGAAAAAGAGGATAAGTTGTTCATGAGGCGTTATGGGGTCTTCAAAAATGAAGGGTTACCTCATGATGAGGCGGCAGAGTTGGCTTTTGCGATGACTGAACGGGATCGTGATGAGATGGATGACAGGCGGGTTTGTTTTGAGTGTGAGCACTATTCCAAGAAGTATTGCCAGAAGATTCTTCAAAACGGCAAACCGACACAACAACTGAGATTCATTTTGCAACGGTGTGATTTTTTTAAATTGAGGGAGGCGAGATGAAAAACAAAAAACTGTTGTTGGAGGTTGCACATGTGCGCATGCGAGCAGGGATGATGATGGATTGGTTTGAGATTGCACAGGATTGGAAAAACTATTTCAAGTGCTGTTGCATGTTCAGGGCATATGACGAGATGTTGGAGAAACTCAAAAAGGAGATGAAATGAACATCATGGGAATTGATCCTGGTTTGTCGGGGGCTTTTGTGGTTCTGGAGGATGGAACACCGATTGAGTGGGGAATCATGCCCATCGTGGTGGAGGGAACCAGCAAGAGGGTCAATGGGACGCATTTGGCGGCTATTTGGAGGAACACCAAGATTGATGTGGCTTGCCTTGAGAACGTCGGCGCCATGCCTGGACAGGGGGTGACCTCCATGTTCACGTTTGGACACGCTGTAGGCACTGTCAGGGGCGTTTTGGGGGCATTGGAGATACCAGTAAGGCTGATCACCCCACAAGTCTGGAAGAAGCATGTGGGTTTGATCAACAAGGACAAAGATGCCGCTCGGTCGCTGGCTATCCAGATGTGGCCTGAGTGGAGGGTTTTGGACAAGAAGGGTGAGGGTCAAGCACTGGCTGATGCCGCACTGATTGCGAGGTATGGACTATGAGAAACGTATCAGGATATTTGACTGAAGACGGAAAGTTCTTCACAGACAAAAAGGAAGCCGAGGCTCATGAGCGATTAGCTGTCATGGATAAGCACATCAGGCAGTTTGTGGAAATGCATTACAAGGGCGCCTCGTCGGTGGTGGAGTACTTGAGGCACTGGGAACAATACAGATCGGAGGTGAGCAAATGAAATTCCGCAAAAAGCCCGTGGTCATTGAGGCCACGCAGTGGTTCAAGGACGGTGACCATCCAGCAGTGCGCCGTGGAAGATTTACTGGTAGAGCGTTGGTGGACACGCTTGAGGGGGAACACATGGTTACCCCAGGCGATTGGATCATCACTGGCGTGAAGGGTGAGCACTACGCCTGCAAGCCCGACATTTTTGAAATGACTTATGAGCCGGTGGATGCAGAGGTGAGCAAATGAGCGACAAAAACATATCAGATGCTGTGGACTACCTGTACACCCATGGGCGCAAATATGCTGAGGCTAAAGGACAGAGGGTGCAACTTGAGGAGTACCGCAAGAGCTTGAAGGCGATGTTGATGAAAAAGGCTTTGTCGGATGGAAGAGCCAAGACATCAGCCGCGGCTGAGATGGAGGCTTATGCTGACCAGTCCTATGTGGAGCTTCTCAAGGGGCTTGGATCGGCCGTAGAGCGAGAAGAAGAGCTTAGGTGGGGGTTGGTATCAGCCCAAGCACGTATCGATGTCTGGAGGTCTCAGGAGGCTTCTAATCGCACTATGGACAAAGTGACAATGTAAGGAGAATCATGAATGAGTTGGCTCTTTTCGCAGGTGCTGGTGGAGGAATACTTGGGGGCAAGTTGCTTGGATGGCGAACAGTCTGTGCCGTCGAATGGGAACCCTACCCAGCAAGCGTATTGTGCGCCCGACAAAATGACGGCCTTCTCCCGCCTTTCCCGATTTGGGATGACGTACAAACCTTTGACGGAAAAGCTTGGAGAGGAATTGTTGATGTCGTATCTGGCGGGTTTCCATGCCAAGACATTAGCGCCGCAGGAAAAGGCGCAGGAATCGATGGAGAGCGTTCAGGAATGTGGGGACAAATGGCTCGCATCATTCACGAAGTACGACCCCGATTCGTGTTCGTGGAAAACTCACCAATGCTCACTTCTAGGGGACTTGGACGAGTTCTCGGAGACTTGGCCGCAATGGGGTTTGATGCGAGATGGGGAGTGTTGGGAGCAGCGGATGTTGGAGCAAACCATCAGAGGGACAGGATATGGATTGTCGCCCGATGGAGAGGCGACCTTCCACACGCCCAACACGACAGGATTAGACGGTGGGAGCAACAGCAGAAAAGCTTTGAAAAAACGCCAAGTCAGTTGGCCAACACCAGTCACATCGGATTGCCAAATGAGAAGACCAACGGAGAAATGGTCGGGCACAGACCTGGTTTGTGCGGTGTGGATAAAGATTGGTGGCAGAGAGAACCCGACTCAACCCCCCGCACTATTGAACGCAACTTGGGTCGAGTGGCTAATGGGGTGGCCGCTAGGGTGGACAGACTTAAAGCCATTGGAAATGGACAAGTCCCTTTATGTGCAGCAACAGCCTGGAGAATTTTGACATCATGAACGGAAACCTCAATGCATCCGAGCGCAAGTGGGTGGGGTTGGTCAAGGAACAGCCCTGCTCAGTTTGCGCCCAGCCTGGACCTTCAGATGGTCATCACATCAAGCAAGGAAACCATTACACGGTCGTGGCCCTGTGCAAGTCCTGCCACCAAGGGTCAATGATGGGTTGGCATGGACAGAAGAGGGCATGGGCAATTGCCAAGATGGATGAAAACGATGCGTTGAATGTAACGATACACAATGTGTTCAAGGCTTTGCAAACAAAGGTTTAATTCTGATATTAGGGAAAGCACCTATCTGTAACATAAGGCAATTCTGTGTTACAGTTACATCACTGCGACGTTGCAGGTTTATCAGGAGATTCCAAATGACAGTTCAAGCCCTCATCCAAGCCACCTCAACCATTGAGTCGTTGGCAAACCCCATCGACCAACTTGCTGTGTTCGATGCTGAGATCAAGCGTCTGGAAGCAATCACCAAACAACTCAAAGCTGACATCAGCAACACTTTTGGTGAAGGCAAGCACCGTGGTGAGAAGTATGGTGTGTCAGTCCTGTTGTGCAACACCAGCAAAGTTGACTACAAGGCTTTGTTGGCTGAGTTGGGTGCAACACCTGAGCAAATCGCCAAGCACACCACCACGGGTGCTTCTATCCGTGTCACTGCAACTGCCTAATCAACGGGGCTTCGGCCCCATGGAGAACACCATGGAATACACAGTCACAGTCCGAGCAAAAACACGAGCAGTCTATGAGTACGTTGTTCAAGCCACATCAGAAGAAGAGGCGATGGACAAAGTCTTGGAAGACATCTGCTATGACATGGCCGACATTTGGGTTGATTGAGGAGAACAAAATGGAATACATCTGGACACCGACAGGCACAGACATCACGATCCGATGGAGACAAGCAGGGTGGGTGCCACCCAGTGAGCAAGTTGAATATCAAGCCAAGTGGAAGCATTATCAAGAGTTGCCCATGCGCACCCTTGATGTTGTAAAAAATGAACAACCAAAACCGAAGGGGTTGAAATGACTGAAAAGAAAGAGTTAAGCCAACTGGCCAAGACCATCCTGAGTGGGGCTGGGCACATCACCACTTTCACGCAGGCTGAATTTGATGAGGCATTGGTACTGGCCAAGGCTGAGATCATGCAAGTGGCGATTGAGACTACAAAGCAGGCGATCTTTATCGAGCGCCAGGAATGCGCCAAAATCGTCCAGAACCTTGCAGATCAGGAAGACGAGGGTGAGACATGCACAGCCCTGAAAAACGCCGTAGAAGCGATTCTGACCCGTATTCCAAGCCAAAGGGTGCAATGATGAATGACATCCCAACTTTCAACAAAGTGATGTATGTGGTTTGTGCTGTGGCATTGCTGGTGCTGTGGTTAGATGTAATTTTGTGGAGGCCATAATGGAAAAAATCATACTCATCATTGAAATCAATGTCAGGGCTGATGATCCTGAACTGACTGACAAAATCCTTGGACGGATTTACACCATGGATGCAGTTGAAGATGTTCGTCTGATCCACGAAAC